GAAGAAGGTCCAGATCACATAACAGATAAAAGTTTATCTGCAACAAATAATACGCAAGGAGGCTACTAATGGCTAAGAAAAGATTGACAGATCTATGTAGGGAATATGGAATTCATTTTAGTGAAGCAAAAGAAATAGTTGAATTTGAATTTGAAGAATCTATGGTAACAGGAGTTGGTAAAAACACCTGGATTAACGAAAAGGGGCAAGCCTTGTTTGACGACCTTGTACCTATTGATATAATCTATAGAGGTAGGGTATTAAATCCCGCACCAAACAATAGTTATGTTATAGCTTATATAAAAGAACTTACACGAAAAGTTCCTGTAAAAGTTCCTATGCGCTATCAAAAACAATTAACAAATAAAATTATTCACATACAAGCAGATAATACTGGACCAAATGCCAAGTATACTTGGATGCAAACACCAAGAAGTCATAATTTAAAATTCTATGGATAGCAAATCAAACTACGAAGGACTTACATATGTAGATTCAGAACCAAGTGTAGAAACTTTGCGTGACGCATATAGCGAAACTGTAATAAACCTAGAAGGATATTTTGAGTTATGTAGAAACTCCTACGATGATAGGAGAAACGAATGGGCTGGCAAAAGTCGGGATCATCGTAAACACGGATCAGATGCTTTTCCGTGGGAAGGTGCTGCGGATATGGAGGCTCATACTATTGATGAACGTATAACTCGCCTAGTTTCTTTGTTTATGTCTGCACTTAATCGTTCAAATGTTCGTGCATTCCCGGTAGAAGCTGGAGATATGGCTAGATCGGTAGTTGTTTCTGGATTTTTAAAATGGATGGTATCAAGCGGATACATTCCTAGATTCAAAAGAGAAATGGAGCTTGGGGCAAATTACCTTTTAGAGCGTGGTTTGCTTTTAACTTATGTAGGATGGCACAGAGAAGACAGAAGATTTCTTCAAGAGCTGTCTTTAGAGCAAATTGCAGAAAATAGTCCAGAATTAGCAGAGTCCATTGTGTCTGGAGTAGCTGATAATGAGATAGTTGCATTAATTATGGCTGCTTTTGAAAATATTAGCGAGTCCAGAGCAAAAAAAGCATTAAAGGAATTAAAGAAAACTGGTAGAGCTGAACTACCTATAGTTCGTAGACAAATTGATGCCCCAGATGTAAAAACATTAGCTCCAGATGGAGATTTTTTCTTTCCTTCCTATGTAACAGATCCACAAAGAGCACCATATTGCTTTTGGAGGACTTATTATACTGCGCAAGAGCTTGAAAATAAGGTAGTTACAGACGATTGGGATAAAGATTTTGTAGATTATATTATAAATCATTATCGTGGTGCTAGTATAGATGTTACTAATCGTGAAGAAAATTTATCAAGAAGTTCTACTTTAAATAATAGTGCTTATGAATCTGATGATTTAATTGAGCTAGTATATGGATATCAAAGACTTATAGATCGTGAAGATGGCTCTGAAGGTATATATTGTACAGTATTTCATAAAGATTTTAGTGGTAATGAACAAGCTCCAGGTTATGCAAAATTTGAACTACTTAATGGTTATGAAGACTACCCAGTTGTAGTAACAAAACTGTCTGAAGATAGCAAAAGATTATATGACACTCCAACTATTCCAGATGTTCTTCGTGGAATTCAGAACCAGGTAAAGGTAGAGCGTGATTCACGAATAGATAGAAATAGCATTGCTACATTGCCACCTATACTTCATCCAGTAGGTCAAGCACCTAATGATTGGGGACCGGGTCGAATGATTCCTTATCGCAGAAAAGGAGATTTAGATTTTGCACCTGCTCCATCAATGAATACTGGTTCTATTGAAATAGAACAAACTATGGAACAACAAGCAGATAGGCTTTGTGGCTTAGATGAAAATTCACAAATTAGCCAAGTTCGTCAGCAATTTTTAGTAGACAAGTTTTTGCAGCACTCCGCAGAAGTTTTACGAATGTGTTATCGTTGTTTTCAAAGGTTCGGACCAGATTCAATATTCTTTAGAGTAACTGGAGTTCCAGATGCACAAACTTTTGATAAGGGAGATCCAAATGAAAATTTTGATATTATTGTAAATTACGATGTCCTCAATTCGGATACAGAATCTCAAAAAGAAAAACTTGACCAAATCGTATCGCTTACTCAAATGGATCGTAGCGGTAGGATTAATATTGACAGATTGCTTGATACAGTTGCTAATGCAATTGACCCAGTACTTGCGGATAGTATTTTGCAACCTACAGAAGTGGCACAGCAACAAGTTGTAAATAAAGTTACAGATGATTTATCTAAAATTTATTCTGGTATAGAAGTAAATGCACAACCAAATGGAGCGCAAATTGCATTGCAACTCATACAAGAGTATGCCCAGCAACCAGACATTCTACAAAGACTTCAAAGTGATCAGTCTTTTGCTGCTCGCCTCGAAAAGTATTCTGCTCAGTACACATTCCAATTGCAACAAATGGAAAATGCAGAAATTGGAAGACTTGGTACTGCTCCAGCAGAAATGCAATCTCCAGAAGGATAAAATGGCAATAAATAATAAAAGTGCCTTAGACTTCTCTATTGATAGGGCAAAAGCTATTAGAGAATTTAAAACTATTGATTCTATAAATTCTTTGCCTTTACCAAGAGAAATGAAAGCAATTATGTACGGTAATATAAAATATGAAAGCGACAATTCCTTTGATATAAATAAATTAGAAAGATTAAAACCAGGAGTAAATAGAGGAAAAGGAAAAGGGTTATTTCAAAAAACTGGAGAAACAAGAAGAAATTACGAAGATTATTTAGATAGAAATAATTTAGAAAATAATGAATTAAGTGAAGTTCTTTATTATTCTGATGCTATGCTAGGTAGGGATAAAATATCTGGAAGTTATCTTGGTCCATCATATATGCAAGATTATAGAGGATTTTTTGAAGGAAAACCATCAGGTATAAGAGGCGGTAGACACGGAATACCTAGAAAATCATATCAACCAGTATTTAATGATATGCACGAACATTTTGTTAATTTTATGATGAATCCACTGCCAGACGCTAGAGAAAAATCTATGCCTACTAGGTTGCAATATAGTAGACAAGCATTAGAAAATATATTTACTGATTAAATATGCAAATACAAGATGACATAAAAGCTTTGCAACAGTATGATTTTTTTGCAAGGTTTATAAATTTAATACATCAATTTCGCGAGGAGTGCATTGAAGAAATGCACAAAGCTTCGTCGGATGAAATACAACAACTTTCTGGTAGAATAATAAGCTACGATCAAATATTACAAATGGTGGATTTTGATAAAATTAGACAATATCACCAAGAGTCTCTCAACAGGTAGTTTACACTACTGTTAAAATATAAACATCGCTATCGCTCAAGCGTTAAGGAGTGGAATTATGTCAGATGAAATCACAACGGAAGTCGCTGAATCCGTAGAACAACCAGCGGGAAAATCAAATATGTCGCCAGAGGATTTTATCCAAAGTCGACTCGGTGGATCTAAAGAAGTAGAAACTGCTTCAGAAGAAACGCCTCAACCAGAATCAGAGGAAGTAGAAACTTCAATAGAAGATGCTAATGAAACTGATACAGTTGAATCGGAGGAAGAAACATTAGAAACTTCCGAAGATGTTCTTTCACAGTTTAATTTGGACAATTTGTCTGAAGATGAAATAAAAGAGTTGTCAGAAAAACTTGGTAGCCGGGCAGTATCTCGTTTTGGCGAGCTTACGGCTAAACGCAAACAAGCGGAAGAAAGGCTTATCGAGTTAGAAAGCAAACTATCTGAAAATGAATTAAAAAATACTACTAAAGTAGAAAATAATCCATATACAGATCTAAAAACTATAGATGAATTAAAATCTAAAGCTCAAGAAGTTAATAACATTATTGAATGGGCAGAAGATATATTATTTAATTCAGATGGATTGGCTGCAGAAGATCAAGTAACTGAAATAGAAGGTAAAAGTATTACCAAAAAAGAAGTTCGTACTACTCTTCAAAATGCAAGAAAAACTAGAGATAAATTCTTACCCGATCAATTAAGGAATGTTCATAAGATTGAAAATGCTGCAATGATGAAAGAAAGCTTTGCGGAACAAGCTGAAAATGAACTGCCTTGGATGAAAGGTGAAGATAATGATACTAGACGCAAATATGAGGCAATGATTAAAGACCCTCGATTTGTAGAAATGGAACAATTAGTTGATCCAGAAGTTGCATCTCAATTAAATTATATAATAGCTCACGCTGCTAATAGTTTATATGCAAGAAAGCCGATCTCAGAAAAAAGCAATACCAGTAGGTTAGATCCTCCTAGTAATGCAACATCTTCAGCGGGTACTCCAGAAAAAACTGCAACTAAGTCTGTAAAGGCTTTGAAAGAAATATCCCAGCGATTCAAGTCTTCTGGTTCAAAAAATGATTTCATCAATTTAAGAACCCTACAATTAAAAAATCGTTAATCCTAAATAGAAAGTAAAATATAATGTCATTCTCAAATACATTTGATACTACATCTCCAGGATCGGCTGCTTCTAATCGTGAGGATTTGACAGATGTTCTGACAATCCTTGCTCCTGAAGAAACGCCTATCCTTTCCTCCGCAAGCAAGCAAGCCGCTACTGCAACTCGCAGTGAATGGACTGTTGACAGCCTTTCTGCTCCTGTTATTACAGGTGTTTCAGAAGGTGCTGATGTAACAGCATTTACAGATAAGTTCGCTGGTCGCGCTCGACTTGGTAACAATACTCAAAAATTCCGCCGGGACTATATGGTATCTGATCTGCAAGAAGCAGTTGATTCCGTAGGACCTGCAAAGATTGCACAAGCAGAAGCTAAAGCTATTCGTGAAATCAAGCGTGACATCGAAGCTACACTTTCTGGTACTCAAGATGAGACTACAGAAAATGGTGCTGGTGTTGCAAATGGTCTTCGTGGTCTAGGCGACTGGTTAGATGGTGCTGCAGGTAGTGTTCCTGCTGCGTTTCAAACTCCTGCCGCAAGTGTATATACAGCTGCTGAAGCTAATGCAACTCCGTTTAATGAAACTGCTCTTAATGACCTCATTACTAGCATCTTCACAGTAACTGGAAGCACTAACAACCTTATGCTTATTGCTGATACTGGCTTACGTCGTGTCATAAGCGATTTTGCTCGTTTTGGTGCAGACAAACAAGATGGAACTAATGCTGGTGTTCGTACCGTTAACTATAATGGTGACAGTGCAAAAATTAGCCTATCTGTTGATTTGTATCAATCAGATCACGGAATTGTTTCCGTTGTAAATGCTAACCCAGATTGCACACCTAGCTTTGGTGGTAATACAACAACTGGTTCTGGCTACCTCATTAACCCAGAGTACTATGGTGTTCACGAGCTTATCGCAATGGGAAGCACTCGTCTACCTAACCTCGGTGGTGGTGAGCGTGGCTTCGTAGATTGCGCTTTGACACTTGGTGTATACCACCCTGGTGCTCACGGTGTTATCCAAGACGTAACTTAAACTAAAGGAGATATAATATAATGGCTATTAACCTAAAAAAAATTGGTGACGTCCAGACATTAGCTCTAGGATACACGCACGAAGCTACAGTAGAAGCTTCTGCATTCTCAGCCTCTACTGGCGCACAAGCTCTTGCATTTAATGTTGGTGGAGGAGCTTTGGCTGGTACAGTTGGTAAATGTGCAATCATAGTTGACGAGTTAGTTACAGCAGCAGTTACAGATGGCGGAGCTGCCATCACTGATGCTACTCTAGCTGTAGGCGATGATGGTGATGCTAACGGAATGGTTGTTGAAGTTGATGTATTCAGCGACAGCACAAGCCTTGGCAAAATCTTTGCTAACAATGGTGCTATTACACAAGCTGGTAACCACTTGGTTACTGTACTTAGCGTAACATCAAATGGTACAGGCAGTGGACTCGGTGATGCAGCAAAAGGTAAATTCCGCTTTTTAGTGGAGTACTACCCAACAGCTGGTCAAGGGTTCTCTAACTAATTAAATTCTGGTTGGGGGGCGCAAGCCCCCCACCTTTTTTAATATGGATATAATTATTCCTAATATAAAAAGATACTCTGATGGTGAAATTGATCGTGCCTTTATGAAGGAGATCAAAACTGGGTTTAACCTAGAAAAACAAACTGAACAAAGACGAGTAGAACAAGCTCGCAAAGAAGCTAAAGAATTAAAAGGTACAACTAATAAAGCACTTGGAAAGCCAGTTGCCACAATACCTGCTCGCGAATTTTTTAGGCTTACAGAAAAATATGGACACGATACTGTTCATTCAAAAGAATTTATAAAATATTATAACAAAAAATTTCCAGACCTAAGTCCCAATAAAGCATAATGCAAGACAGAACATATAGCGATTTATTATTTCTTGTACAATCCCTAATTGGTGCGGGTAACCTAACGACAGAGGAACAGGGATCAATAGATAGTTTTATAAATCGTAGAGCGCACGAAGCATTTCAAACTAGCCAATCGTGGCCCAGATTTTTAGTAAGTTCAGAAGAAAGAAATATTATTGCATACGTTCTTTCGGGGGCAACATCTAGTACTATAACGGACGTTAATGCTAATTATAAATTTATCGGTCTTAACGACGGTGATATAGGCAAAGCAGGGACTAAAGTTTATGAGGATTCAAATCCATCCGCACCAGTTATTCTAATATATAAAAATAGCAGTAATGCTTGGATAGTAACCTATGATGCTGGATTTTCAATAAATGCTGATGGAACAGTAGATATTACTAGTGCTGGAACAACTCAATTTACTGAAGCGGATTCTGTAAAAAAAGACAGAGTTGAGGATGTAGAAACTTGGACACCAAGAGCTGGCTCAGACGTTCTTTCAGTTTCTGCTAAAAACCTTATTCCTTATGCTCAAACCAATAAAAATAATATTGGGGAGTTTTTAAAAATCCATCGCAAGAAAGCTTATATAAATAACTCAAGTATTGAATATGATTTTTTTGTGGATTCCGATGGAGGTAATATTTTAAATATTGCTAATACAAGTGATGGTACAGCTTTTGTTACTTATAAAAAAGAATTACCTCAGTATACAATAACAAGCACGGATATACCAGGAGAATGGTTCTTCTTTATAGCGCACGGCTCTTATGCTGACTTTCTAAGAATGGAGGGGCAAATTGAAAAAGCTCTTATTGAGGAAGAAACAGCACAAAAGTATCTAGCTATGGAGCTAGAAAAAATAGACAATATGTCTAACAATAATGTTTTTAGAAGGTTCTCGACTCACGGGACTAGACAATCAAGGTAAAATATAATTATGGCAAGTTCAAGAAATAACGCATTGGAGTTTAGCTCTGCAGGATCAGTTCTAGCAACAGATAGTGATGTTACTA